CTGGTACAGGAACTGTAACAGGTGTATTTACTTACACTGTAGCTGACAATGCTAAACCAGGTGAATCACAACCTGAATTAGTATAATAATTAATTTAGTGTGGGCCTTCGGGCCCACATAATTTTAACGGAGATTAAAATATGAAATCAGATGTAAAAGCAGTTAGAGTTACTGGAACAGGTTCTGTATTTGCAGGAAGAACAAGATTAAGAGGAATTATTCTTTCTAATGCTACAGCAGGCGCTGGAACTATAACTTTACAAGATGGAAATTCAGTCACACAATTTGTAGGTGATTGTCCAGCGGGAGATGTTTTTGCTTTCAATATTCCAGAAGATGGAATTTTATTTGTTGGTGGAATGACAGTTTCTGCAATATCAGGTTTAACAGCAGCTACGATATTATTAGATAAGTAGGAGGCTACATGGCTAATACTACTTCCGGTACATATACTTTTGATAAAGATTTTTCTATTGATGAAGTAATTCAAGAATCGTTTGAAAGACTAGGAATGGATCCTATGTCTGGACATAATTTGAGAACGGCAAGACGTTCTTTAAATATTTTATTTTCAGAATGGGGAAATCGTGGTTTAAAGTTTTGGGAAGTAGCTAATAATTCTATTACGTTAGTTCAAGGTCAAGCGGTATACACTATGTATCGTTCCCCTAGTGATGGTACTTCCAGTGCTACAGCAGTATATGGTGTAGATGATGTATTAGAAGCTGTTTATAGAAATTCTTCTTCTGTAGATTTTCCTTTAACTAAAATTGATCGTTCCACTTATTCTGGTTTATCAGCAAAATCTCAACAAGGAACACCTACTCAATATTTTGTTCAACGATTTATTGATCGAGTAACTATTACCCTTTATTTAGTACCTGGAGCCACAGAAGCAGGTAATGCTATTAATTATTACTATGTTAAAAGAATTCAAGATGTAGGAGCGTACACAAATGCAGCAGATGTTGTATATCGTTTTGTGCCATGCATGTGTTCCGGTCTTGCATATTATTTATCACAAAAATTAGCACCACAACGTATTCAAGAATTAAAATTATTATATGAAGATGAACTACAACGAGCATTAGTAGAAGATGGATCTTCCGCAAGTGCTTTCATAACCCCTAAAACTTATTATCCAAGTGTCTAATTTATCAAGAGGAAAATACGCGCAATTTATTTCAGACAGGTCTGGAATGGCTTTTCCTTATTCTGAAATGGTTACAGAATGGAATGGAGCCAAAGTTCATATTTCCGAATACGAACCTAAACAACCACAATTAGAACCAAAACCAACTACATCGGATGCACAAGGTTTACAATTTGCAAGACCGGATAGAACAGAACCACCTGTATTAATTTTATTACAGCCAAGTCCTTTTCAAACGATTAAGTACGCTGGAAATACTTATATTAATGTTTATTCACAAGATCATGGAAGAAGCACAGGAGATGTGGTTAGATTCAGAGGACCTACTAGTCCTACTGGTTTTTTAAATGTTCCTACTTTTGATGGTGTTTCTGATATTAGTAATGCAAGTGGATTTACGATTACAGTTGGAAAAATTAATTCTTCTGGTATTGTAGGTGATCCGTTAAATTATTATTATTTCCAAAGTTCGGATACGGCTACTACAGGAAATGTAAATGGAGGAGGAAGCGGTTGTACAGCAGGACCTGTTAACCTACAAGCATAATGACATACGCAGAATTATTACAAGCCATTAGAGATTATACCGAAGTAGATTCCAATGTATTAACGAATTCTATTTGTAATGGATTTATTAGAGATGCTGAATGGAGAATAGCAAGAGATGTGGATGCAGACTATGATAGACAATATTCTAATGCTACTTTAGTTGTAGGGCAAAGGTTTATCAATATGCCTTCTACTTATTTAATTATTCGTTCTATTCAAGTGATTAATGCTGGAACAAGATCTTTTTTAGAACCTAGAGATACTTCTTTTTTTGGAGAATATAATCCAACTGATGCACGAGGAGAGCCTAAATACTATGGAAATTGGTATGAAGACGTAATAGTCCTTGCTCCGGTTCCTGATCAGGCCTACACCATTCAAGTAAATTATATCTTGAATCCTGTTCAATTATCAGCTAGTAATACCCAAACATATGTAAGTCAGTATTTTCCCAACGGACTTTTATATGCATGCCTTGTAGAAGCATTTAGTTTCTTAAAAGGCCCAGCAGATATGCTTCAGTTATATGAAGGAAAATATAAACAAGCTATCGAAACATTTGCAATAGAACAAATGGGAAGAAGACGAAGAGATGAATATCAAGCCGGTGTTCCTCGAATCGGAAAACAATAGGAGATAAAATAACATGGCTATAACACAAGCAATCTGTAATTCTTTCAAACAAGAATTATTAGAAGGTGAACATAACTTTAAATCATCTGGCGGAGATGTTTTTAAATTAGCTCTGTATACTAATGCAGCTACTCTAAACTCAGCTACAACTGCTTACACAACTTCTGATGAAGTTGCGGCTTCAGGACAATACACAGCTGGTGGCGGAGCTTTAGTTAACTCAGGTACACAACAAATAGGTGGAGTTGCATTTTGTGATTTTGCAGATTTATCTTTCACTGGTGTTACATTGACTGCAAGAGGTGCTTTAATCTATAACACTTCAGCAACTGTGGCTAACGCAGCTGTTGCGGTTTTAGATTTTAGTTCAGACAAAACAGCTACATCAGGAACATTTACAATCGTATTCCCAGCAGATACAAGTGCAGCAGCTATTTTAAGAATCTCCGGCTAAGTAGGAGTTTTTAAATGGCGAACATTACCGGTTGGGGTAGAGGAACCTGGAGTGAAGCTACATGGGGTGAACCAATCCCAGTTGAAGTCACAGGTGTATCTATTACTGCCGAACTTGGTAACGAAACCATTACTGCGAATGCAAATGTATCCTTAACAGGAATTCCTTTATCTATCACTTTAGATAGTGTTACAATAACAGCAGATGTTGATGTAACTTTATCTGGTCTCAATTTATTATCAGCTGAATTAGGAAATGAATCTATCACAGGTACTGCATCTGTAGATGTTTCAGGTATTGAATTAACCGCAATAGTTGATTCGGTTGGAATTGAAGCAGGTGGAAATGTTTCTATTCCAGTATTTGACAGTCCTATGACTTTGGTTGCAGGAGATGTAGAGACTTTATCTTCTACCGATGTATTTGTAACAGGTAATGCATTAACCAGTGGCTTAGGAAATGTAGACGTATTCTTTGATATGACTGTGACCTTAACAGGTCAAGCTATGACTGCTAATTTAGGCAGTGTAGAAACAGTATCTTCTGTAGAAGTGACAGGTTTTTCAATGTTTGCAGATTCAGCAAGACCTACCTTTATCATAGATGGAAGTGTTAATTTAACTGGACTTTCTATGACAAATAATTTAGGATCTATAACCAATAGCTATGGATGGAACATTATTGACACAGGTACCTCTGTGGTCTATACACAAGTAGCAGCATAAATTTAGGAGTAAATATGGCATCAAGTTATTCAGCGGATTTAAAACTAGAGCTCATGGCTACTGGCGAAAAGTCAGGCACATGGGGAGACATTACTAATACCAATTTAATTATTTTACAACAAGCTATTGCTGGTTATGAAGCAGTATCTATTGCTGGAGTAGCTCAAACTACTCCACTTACTTTTTCTAATGGTTTAATTTCCAATGGTAAAAATGCTATTATTGAATTAACAGGTACGATTACAGGAAATCAAATTGTAACCATTGCAGATGGTATTGAAAAAAATTATGTTATAAAAAATTCTACTTCCGGAGCATTTACCGTTCAATTTAAAACAGCTTCTGGATCAGGACCTACTTGGTCTACAACAGACAAAGGTGTTAAAACATTATATTCTAATGGAACCGATGTTATTGATGTCAATGCAAATTTATCACAAATTAATTTAGTCAATCAAAATGAAGTTAGATTTGAAGATGCTACAGGCGGACAATATGTAGGTTTAAAGGCCGCTTCTACTATATCTTCAGGATATACATTAATTTTACCAACAGCCGATGGTACTAGTGGACAGGCTTTAACAACTAACGGATCAGGAACATTAAGTTTTGCTGATGCAGGAGTTTCAGCAGGAAAGGCTATTGCCTTTGCTATTGTTTTTTAATATAAGGAGATAATATGGCAAACCCAAATATAGTAAATGTAACTTCGATCTTAGGCGGAAACGCTGGTTGGAATTTATCTGCTACACCTACTGATACTCTTATGGAAGTAGACAGTGGAAAAGTTGTAAAATTAAATTCAATCATTGTTTCTAACGTAGATGGTACAAATGCTGCAGACGTTTCTGTCTTCATAGATGGATTAGGAACAGGTGCAACTGGTGTAACAACTACAGGTGCAGACGCAACAGTTTACATTGCTAAAACCATTTCAGTGCCAGCAGATGCTACACTAGTTCTTTTGGATTCACCTATCTATATGATGGAAGGTGATATTTTAAAAGGTGGAGCAAGCGCGGCCAGTGATCTAGATTTATTAGTATCATACGAAGTAATTAGTTAAGGAGGTTCTAGTAAGCTATGGCAAATGGCGGAATTATAGGACCAGTCAACCAAACCAGTTTTGGTAAATGCACAGTTACATCTAAAACTTCATCAGGACCTTTAACTACACAACCAGGAACAAGATTTGTTGATGTACTTGTAGTAGGAGGTGGTGGTGCAGGTGGAGTTAATATGGCTGCTGGAGGAGGAGCTGGAGGATATAGGACTGCATTAAATATTTCAGTTTGTGGAGCAACAGGATATCCAATTACAGTTGGAGGTGGAGGTTCTGCGGGTTATCCAGTTTCTACAAGTGGTAATCCTTCAACAGCGGGTTTTCCTTCTAATCCAATAACTTCAACAGGTGGTGGACACGGGGCGGGTGTTGGTCCTTCAGATGCTGCTGAAACAGGAGGTTCAGGTGGAGGTGGTGGAGGTCATCCATCTTCAACAAAAGCAGGAGCAGCGGGTAATACACCACCAACAAGTCCACCACAAGGTAGTCCAGGTGGTACAGGAACTCCAGGGGGTGCAGGGGGTGCAGGAGGAGGTGGAGCTTCTGCAGTAGGATCTAATCCTCCAAATGTAAATACAGGGGGAAATGGTGGAGCAGGTTCTCCAGCAACATCAATATTTGGAGCAGCACCACAACCTTTTTATGGACCTACTTCAGGAGTTTATGCAGGTGGAGGTGGAGGTGGAGCATACACAGCTCCAAGTGGAAACACAGGTGGAACAGGCGGAACAGGTGGAGGTGGACCAGGGGGAGCAAATAATGCTACAGGTGGAACTGCTGGAACAGCTAACACTGGAGGTGGTGGAGGTGGAGAAGGATCTGCAACTCAACTCACTGGTAATGGCGGATCAGGAATAGTTTTAGTAAAAGAATTAAACAAAGCATCAGGAAGATGGTCACTTACTGAACAGTTAGAGAATTTAGAAGCAGGCACGTGGCCGAAGAGAACAGCAAATATAGATTATTTAGTCGTTGCTGGTGGAGGCGGTGGAGGTGTTGGTGTAGGTAGTGCACCTAATCAACAAGGTGGTGGCGGTGGTGGAGCAGGAGGATATAGAACATCTTACTGTTCTCCAGTAAGTGCAGTAGAATTAGGTTTAGGAAGTCACTCAATAACAGTTGGAGCAGGAGGAGCAGGTGGGCCTACGGGTGGATCAAATCCAGGTGCTAATGGAACTCCTTCAATTTTCTCATCTATCACATCAAGTAGTGGTGGAGGTGGAGCAGAAGGTGGTGGTGGAACAGGACTTTCTGGAGCTTCTGGAGGAGGAGGCGGAGGACCAGGTGGATCTGGTGGATCCATTAGTGGATGTGGGACAGGAAATACAGGTGGAGCAGGTGGACCAGGTACAGACAAATCTGGAGGAGGCGGCGGTGGAGCTGCTGAATCAGGAAATACTGATGGTCAAAAAGCAGGTGGTGATGGATTATCAAATTCAATTACAGGATCTTCTGTAACTTACGCTGGAGGTGGTGGCGGAGGCGGTGGTTTAAATAACACACCAGCAGGAGTCGCTGGAGATGGCGGAGGTGGAGCAGGAGGAGCAGCTTGTTCAGTAGGATCAGCAGCTACAGCTAACACTGGTGGAGGTGGCGGTGGAGGTGGTGGCGGTTCAACTATAGCAGGTGGAGCAGGCGGTTCAGGAATCGTAGTCGCTAGAGCACCAGGAGGTCAAGGAATTACATTAAGTGCAAGTCCTGGATGTGCAGGATCAGTTTCATATAGTTGTGTTTGTGGAAGCTTACATCAAATTGCAAGTTTTACAGCTTCAGGAACATTAAATGTTACAGATGGTGAGCCACCTGTTGTAGCAGTAAATTATTTAGTAGTTGCAGGTGGAGGAGCTGGTGGTGGAACAAGTGGAGGTGGTGGAGGAGGAGCTGGAGGATATAGAGCTTCTGGTTTTGGTCCAGCGCCTTTACAAGGAAATATATTATTTTTAAGTCCAGGTCCTAACACAGTAACAGTAGGGGGTGGTGGAGCTGTATCTGGTTGTGCGGGTAATCCTGGAAATAATGGTTCTCCTTCAGAATTTGCAACAATTATAGCAACAGGAGGTGGTGGAGGTGGTGGTGTTTCAACTCCTCCTCAAGGTTTAGGTAGCCCTGGTGGATCAGGTGGAGGAGGTGGTGTATCTAATTTTAATATCTCTACTGGAGGTTCTGGTAATAGTCCTCCAACAAGTCCGCCTCAAGGAAATCCAGGTGGTGATGCAGCTCAAGGACTTGGTGGTGGTGCTGGAGGTGGAGGTGCTACTGCTGCAGGTGGAAACAGTCCAGCTCCTAAAGCTGGAGGTGCTGGTGCTCCAAATAATATTTCAGGATGTGCAGTAACTTATGCTGCTGGAGGAAGTGTTCCTGGATCAGTAGGAGGTTCAAATACAGGAAATGGTGGTGGAGGTCAAACTTATGGATCTTCTCCTGCTTTTGCTGGAGGCTCAGGAATAGTTATTGTAAGATCACCAGCAGGCGCACCTTTATCAGTCTCACCAGGTACTAATACGGTAGCTTGTGTAGGTGGCGCAACAGTAGCTACATTCACGGTTTCTGGAACTTTAACTGTTAATTAAAATATGTTAATAGACAAACGATTTAAAACAAACTATAATAGATAACTTAAGGAGATAACTATGGCACATTTTGCAGAACTAGAATCAAAAGTGGACCCAACTGGATTTACATCGGATACACATCAGATTGTAAAAAGAGTTGTTGTAGTCGGCAATGATATTCCTGCTAATGGTGGAACTCTTGGAGATAATGATATGCACGTTGACGGTGAAACGTGGTGTGCAAATTTCTTCAAAGGAGGAAGCTGGAAGCAGACTTCATATAATAACAAATTCAGAAAACAATACGCTGGAATTGGATATCGATATGATTCAACAAAAAATAAATTCATTGCGCCTCAACCTTTCGCTTCTTGGTCATTAGATTCAAATGATGACTGGCAAGCACCTGTTGCTTTTCCTACTGTTACTACTTATGGAGATAATGCTCCGTACAGAATTAATTGGGATGAAGCAAACTTAAGATGGGTTGGATTAGACAGCAACAATAATGAATTTGCTTGGGATCCAGACACATCATCTTGGTCAGCGACTGGCAATTAATCTCCTAACAAGGATTTTTAAATGGCTAGAGGTAACGGCGGCATAATCGGTAAAACGAACCAAACAAGTTTTGGTAAAGATATCGTTACGACTTTTACTTCGAGCTGTTCAGTAACCACACAACCAGGAACTAGAGTTGTAAAAGCTGCTATTATTTCTGGTGGTGGAGGTGGAGGTAGAGACAGAGCAGCAGGAGGTGGAGCTGGTGGTTTACAAAATATAGAAATACCAGTATCAGGTAATGCTTCTTATTGCGCTGTTATAGGTGGAGGTGGAGCAGCAGGTACTGCACCTGCTAATCCAGGATCTGATGGTACAGTTTCAAGTTTTAATGGCACAAGTTCTGTTGGTGGTGGTGGCGGTGGAAGTCAAAATGCAACAGGAAGACCAGGAGGATCTGGTGGTGGAGGTGGTGGTGCTAATCCTTGTAATACTGGAAGTGTTGGAGGATGTGGAACGGCTAATCAAGGAAATTCTGGAGGAACAGGAGCTAATCCTAATTCACCCGTAACAACAGATACAAGAGGATCTGGTGGAGGCGGAGGCGCAGGAGCGCCAGGTGGTAATGCTGTTACAGGTTCTTTTCCAGGATCTGGATCTGCAGGAGCAGGTGGTGATGGTTTAGATATTTCAAGTTGTTTTTCAGGTGTACCTAATTGTGGTGTTTACGCAGGTGGAGGCGGTGGTGGAGGTAGAATCCCTGGTATGCCTGTTGCTGTTGGTGGAACAGGTGGAGGTGGAGCAGGAGGAACTCCTAGTTCTAGTGCTGCAAATGGAACACCTAATACAGGTGGAGGAGGTGGAGGCGGTGATGGTTGTGGTAACACAGGAGGATCAGGTGGCTCAGGAATCGTAATAGTAAAAGAATTATCAAAAGCTTCAGGTGTCTGGAGTTTAAAATCTCAATTTAGCAGCCAGCAACAAGGAACGTGGCCAAGCCCTGAATTAACATCTTTCACAGCTGATGTATTAGTTGTCGCTGGTGGCGGTGGTGGAGCAGGAACCAATAGCTCAAACGTATCTGGTGCTGGAGCAGGAGCAGGTGGTTTAAGAATACTTTGTAGATCCATAGGTACTAGTTCTACATACGATATTGTAATTGGAGGAGGTGGTGCAGCAGGACCTGCTGGTAACATTGCTGGAACAGGTTATAGAGGATGTAATTCAAGTTTTGCACCTGCAACTCCACTAGAAATAACTTCTACAGGTGGAGGTGGAGGTATGAACCCATACACTTATATTACTCCTTGTTATGTAGCAAGAACTCCAGGAGGCTCTGGAAGTGGTTTTTCTACTGGTAATACTGCAGCAACAGGTAACACACCACCAACAAGTCCACCTCAAGGAAATAATGGAGGAACTATGACAGGGCCAAATCCAAGTTCGGCTGCAGCAGGCGGCGGTGGAGGTGGATCTGGATCTGTTGGAGGAGACGGAGTTGGAGGACCTGCCTATTCACCTACTAATGTTGGAGGAAATGGTGGATCAGGAACAGATGTAACACCTTATTTTGGACCAGGTCCTCAACCTTATTATATACCTAATGGGCCAAATGCAGGAGCAAGTGCTTGTGGAGTTTTCGCTGGTGGTGGAGGAGGCGGAGGTTATGGTGGTTCTCCAGTAGGAGGTTCAGGTGGAGGTGGTAAAGGTGGATTAATATTAGAAGTAGGATATGCAGGAACAGCTAACACTGGTGGTGGTGGAGGAGGTTCTTCTTCTGCAATAGCCGCACCTGGAAATAGTGCAGCAGGTGGAGCAGGTGGATCAGGTATTGTTTTAATTAAAGTGCCCGCAGCTGCAGGACCTGCAATTTCAGTAAGTCCTGGAACAAATACAATTGCTTGTGGACCTTGTGGAACTAAAGTTGCTAAATTTACAGTTTCTGGAACTTTAACAGTTTGTAGAGTTTTTGGCTAAGACTTGACACTTTTATAAAAAAATATATTTAGAAAGTAAAAAGTATGAATTTACAGAATTATTATTGGTATTTTAAATCAGCAATCCCTGAACGGATTTGTGATGATATTATTAAATATGGAAATCAACAACGTGAGCAAATTGCGTTGACAGGTGGACAAAATAAAAAATTAGAAGAGTTAGAAAAAAAAGAAATTATTAAAAAAAAGAAACCTAAGAAAAAAATAAAACGAACTACAGCGAATGCTCATTTAACCGATGAACAAATTGAAGCTATGGATCCAGCTACAAAATTAGAAAAAGAAGAATTAGATGATTTACGAAAAAAGAGAGATTCTAATATAGCTTGGTTGAATGATCGATGGATTTATAAAGAAGTACAACCTTATATACATCAAGCCAACAATAGTGCTGGTTGGAATTTTAATTGGGATTTTTCTGAGTCTTGTCAATTTACGAAATATAAATTAAATCAATTTTATGATTGGCATTGTGATAGTTGGGAACAGCCATATAATAATCCAGATAATCCAAACACGCACGGTAAAATTAGAAAATTATCAGTGACTTGTTCTTTATCGGATCCTAAAGATTATAAAGGTGGTGAATTAGAATTTCAATTTAGAAATCAAGATGATCCAACTCTTACAAGAGAATGTTTAGAAATTTTACCAAGAGGCTCTATTGTTGTATTTCCGTCCTTCGTATGGCATAGGGTTAAACCTGTAACCGAAGGGACGCGATATTCTTTAGTGATTTGGAACTTAGGATATCCATTTAAATAGGAGAAAGCTATGGCAAAAGAAGATCAATTACAAACATCTTTATATTTTCAAACACCAATTTATCACGTTGAAATACCTGAATGGGTAGATCATGTAGATAAAGTTTGTGATACATATATTAAACAAGCAAAGAAAAATAATCAAAAAGCAATTAAAGATAGAGAAAAAAATTGGAAGAAAAAAGGTTTAGGAGATATGGGAATGTCGCATCATTCTACTTCTTTAATTAATGATCCTGATTTAAAAGAATTTCAAGATTATATTGGAGCAACGAGTTGGAATGTATTAGATCATATGGGTTATGATTTGTCTGGATATGAATTATTTTGGACAGAATTTTGGGTACAACATTTTGGAGAAAAAGGTGGAGGACATCACGAAGGTCATATTCATTATGATAATCATATTTCAGGTTTTTATTTTTTACGATGTTCTGAAAAAACATCTGTTCCTGTATTTCATGATCCAAGACAAGCGAAACTAATGAATGATTTACCAAGAAAAAATGAAGGTGAAGTATCGATGGCTTCTCCTTTAATTCATTATAAACCAAAACCAGGTACAATGATTTTTATTCCAGCTTATTTAGAACATCAATATACAGTAGATCCTGGAGTAGAAGATTTTAGATTTATTCATTTTAACTTACAAGCAATAAGAAGAATGATTACCGATACCATACGAAAACAAGCTAAGGAGGAAAAATAATGAGTTTTGAAAAAAATGGATATACCGTTATTAAACAAGCTGTTGCTAAAGAAATAGCAGATTTTGTTTACAGATATTTTTTATTAAAAAGACAAGTTGCTAGGACTTTATTTGATCAAAGATATATTTCCCCTATGACAGAATATTGGGGTGTATGGAATGATCAACAAATTCCAGAAACCTATTCTCATTATGGGGATGTTGCAATGGAAACATTGTTAACACAAGTTAAACCTATTATGGAAAAAGAAACAAAATTAAAATTAATTGAAACGTACGCTTACGCACGAATTTATAAAAAAGGGGATATTTTACACAGACATAAAGATAGGTTTAGCTGTGAAATATCCACTACCCTTAATTTAGGTGGAGATGATTGGCCTATTTATATTAATCCTAATAAAGAAGAAGGTAGTCTAGATAAAGACGGAAAATATGTTCCTTCTAAAGCAAAAGGAGTTAAAGTAGATTTAAATCCTGGTGACATGTTAGTGTACAGAGGTAATTTTTTAGAGCATTGGAGAGATGCTTTTACAGGGACTGATTGTGGTCAAGTATTTTTACATTATAATAATAAAGCCACAAAAGGTTCTGAAGATAATAAGTTTGATAAAAGGCCACATTTAGGACTTCCAAGCTGGTTTAAAGCATGATATAGTTTCCCCACGCTGGGATAGATTTTCACCACACCTCAAATCTGTCCTGGCACCTTATATGGGAGATTATGGCTTTAAAATTATTAAATATTAAACCTGGATTTAACAAACAATTTACCGCATCAGGAGCTGAAGGACAGTGGATTGATGGAGATAATGTACGTTTTCGTTATGGACTACCGGAAAAAATAGGTGGTTGGCAATCTTTAGTTAATAGTACTTTAGTAGGAGCAGCAAGAGCTCAGCATACCTGGACGGATTTAGAAGGAAGAAGATACGCAGCGATTGGAACCAATAAATTATTAGTTGTTTATTATGAAGGTGATTTTTATGATATCACTCCTATTGACACAACCAAATCTCAAACAAGTTGTAATATAACTACTACCAATGGTTCAGCAACGGTTACCATCACATCTCCAGCGCCTCATGATTTAGCAATAGGAGATTTAATTACATTTGAGAATGCAGGATCTTTTACATCTCCTGATACCGATTATACTTCTGTTGATTTTGATGATGTAGTATTTGAAATTAAAACAGTTCCCAGCACTACTACTTTTACGATTACCATGCCAACTGCAGAAACAGGAACCGGCGCAACCAATGATGGTACCTTAGATCTACTTCCTTATGTAGTGATTGGTCCAGCCATTGAAACCTATGGATATGGATGGGGTGTATTAACCTGGGGATTTAGTACCTGGGGTACAGGACGTTCAGCAAGTTCCGTGTCGCTAGAAGCGGGAAGCTGGTCGCTAGATAATTATGGACAAAAATTAATTGCAACCATTCAAACAGGTAAAACGTTTACTTGGGATCCGATTGCAGTATCTGGATCTGCATTACAAACAAGAGCAACGGTTTTAACAGGAGCTCCAACTACATCTTATATGACGATTGTATCCGATAGAGATAGACATTTATTTCATATGGGAACCGAAACTACGATTGGAACCACATCTACTTATAATAGAATGTTCATTCGTTTTTCGAATCAGGAAGATCCAGAAGTATATGCACCTACCGCTACCAATACAGCAGGAACGTTTCAATTAGATGCAGGCAGCAAAATTGTAGGAGCAATTAATGCAAAAGATTATTTATTGGTATTAACCGATACCGCTGCATTTGCTTTACAATTTGTAGGACCTCCTTATGTATTTTCTTTACGTCAAGTGGGAACTAATTGCGGTTTAATAGGAAAACATGCTGTTACCTATTCGAATGGTATTACTTATTGGATGTCGAATGAAGGTGGATTTTTTGCTTATGATGGTACCGTTAAATCGATTCCTTGTTTAGTAGAAGATTTTGTATTTAATAACAACAGTAATACAGTTGGACTTAACTATGATGCTTCGGAAATTGTATATTCTTCTCATAATACTTTATATTCAGAAATTAATTGGTTTTATCCTAGTAAAAATTCCTTACAAATAGATAGAGTAGTAACCTATAATTACGAAGAACAAACTTGGGTTACCGGTACATTAGCTAGATCTACGTATGCGGATAGTGCAGTTTATTCTAACCCACAAGCAACTCAATATACAAGAGCTGCTGCTGGAACATTCCCTGTAGTACAAGGATTAACTACCGATGTTAACTCTGACTACTTTGTAGGTTCTTCTATTTATTACGAACATGAAGTAGGAAATAATGAATTAACGTATACAGGGGCAACCAATGCTATTTCTTCTTTTATTAGATCAGGAGACTATAGTATGCATGATGCAGGGGATGCAGAATTTTTATTAAAGGTAAGAAGATTTATTCCTGACTTTAAAGTATTAAATGGCAATGCAAAAGTAACTTTATTCTTTAGTGACTATCCAAGTAATACCGCAGCTAGTTCTAATACGCTTCCTTCGGTAACCGGGCCTTTTACAATTAGCTCTTCTACGGATAAAGTAGATACAAGAGTACGAGGAAGATTAGTAAGTTTAAAAATTGAAAATGATGCAATTAATCAATCCTGGCGTTATGGAACTTTACGTCTTGATGTACAACCAGATGGTAGAAGATAATGGCTAAAATTGATGCATACGTTCCAGAACCAAAACCAGAGTATGATGTTTCTCAACAACGTCAAACGTTAGATGCATTAAATACATTAATTAATCAATTAAACTTTGGTTATCAAAAAGATTTAAAAGAAGAGATGGAACAATTTACTTGGTTTAGTATGGGAGGAAATTGTTAATGTCTGGTTGTAATAATGTAAATCCAATAACAGGTGGAAGTACAGTTGATGACATTCCATTTTATTTAGCAGTTCAACAGGGTAAAGTTCCTGGTTACTCTATGATTAATAAATTTGGATATAATTCTAGTATTGGTTCAGGTGCTTTTGAAACTATTTGGGAAACAGGAAATAACTATCCTTGGCAAACAGCTCAAGCTACTCTTGATGTAGTTAGTGATAATGCTAATGATGATGTAGTAGGAACAGCTGCTAGAACCTTAAGAATACAAGGACTTGATTCTTCTTATGCTCTTGTAGAAGAAACTGTTGATTTAGATGGTACAAACACAGTTACTACAACACAACAATTTTTAAGAGTTTTTAGAATGTCTGTAGAGACAGCAGGATCTTTTGGAAATAATGAAGGTACAATTACAGTTACTTATACAGGTGGAGTTGATGTTGCTGCAACTATATCTCCAGGTAATGGTCAAACTTTAATGTGCTTATATACCATACCTGCAGGTTATACTGGTTATTTACTATCAATAAATGTATCATCTGGTAAAGACCAAGAAATGGATTTTAAATTTATACAACGAGATAATAGTATTGCTAACGCAGCGTTTCAAACAAAACAATTTTTAAATGTTAGAGGTGGACAGACAACTGTTATCTTTAATGCAATCAATGCAATACCTCAAAAGTCAGATATTTATGTTTCAGGACTAGCAAGTTCTACCTCTTCTGCTTCTGCTTCATTTGATTTATTATTAGTACAGGATGGATATTAATGGCAAACGTATATAAAAACGCATTCTATGATCCTACAGTTACCACTGCGGTAACGGTATATACTTGTCCAGCTAATGCCAATGCTATTATACAAAATATACAAGTGACCAATGAATCAGGATCCAAAGTATTAAAATCATCTATTCTAGATGATTCTGCAACTACTACCTATCAAATTGCTTATGCAAGTATTAGTGGCCCTACGATTTGTAATATTGCCAAAGGACCTATTGTATTAGAAGAAAATGATGAGCTAAAACTTGAAACTTCTGATACTTCTGGTATAAGTGCAGCCATATCTATTTTGGAAATAAATAGAAATAATGAAAACGGAAGAATATAATGACAAAAGAATTTAGAGATGATGTAGTATTAGAGGAACAAGTAATCAAAGGATATACCACTATTAATGGTAAAGAAGTTCCTATTATTCATTGTCCTAGTAAAACTATTGTAACGAATAAAAAAACTGGAATAGTTTATGAATCGGAAGCAGCTGCAAAAGCAGATGTAGAAGATCCAAATACAGAAACAACCGAAAGCGATTTAAAGAAAGATGTAGAAATTACGGTAGCTAATCTATCTTTATTTGGCGCAACGAAATAGAAGTTATGAATCCATCTGGTGGAACCGAACTGCAAATGCAGTTTTTGGAGCAACACGTAGATAAAACATTATTAGAGCAAGTACAGATTACTACTTCTGTACCGGAAAAAATTCCTTTAGCTAAAGATAAAGTCAATATCTTATGGCAACATAATTCTTATGATCAACCCAATCTAGCACCATGGTTCAAGGATAAATCTAATCATGCTAAATATGATTGGTATGTATTTAATAGTCATTGGACTTATGAAAAATATAGAATGTCTTTTGATATACCTTGTGAAAAATCATTAGTCATTAAAAACGGTATACCGGACATTACACCTAAAAAAATACAATATAAAAAAGGTGATCCTATTAAACTTATTTATCATTCTACTCCTTGGAGAGGACTAAATGTTTTATTAGCTGCTATGCAGATGATTAAGAATCCACTTATTACTTTAGATGTATATTCTTCTACGCAGATCTATGGAGATCAATTTAAAACTATGAATGATAAAAATTATCAAGGATTATATGATCAAGCAAAACAATTGAAGAATGTAAATTATATTGGTTATCAATCTCATGATTATATTTTAAAACATTTACAAGATTATCATATCTTTGCTTTTCCTAGTATTTGGGAAGAAACATCTTGTGTCTCGGCGCTAGAATCTATGGCAGCTGGACTTTATTGTATTACAACCAATTATGGAGCTTTATTTGAAACCTGTGCAGAGTTTTCAGCTTATATTCCTTTTCAAAAAGATTATCTATCCCTAGCCAAAAGTTTTGCTTATGCAATAGAAAAAGCAGCAGATGGATTAGATAGTAATATTGTAGAACAACATTTAGAAATGCAAATAGCATATACCAATCGTTTTTATAGTTGGAAACGAGTAGGATTTTTATGGAGTAATTTTTTGAAAGGAGCTATCAATGCAAGATCCAAGTAAACCAATATGGATACAAGAAAAAGAAAGTAAACCAGATAGAACGGTGGTTATTAATCAATCTCCTATTAAAATATTTGTAGCAACTCCAGTACATAGTGAATGTTCTATTCATTATACGCAATCGTTATTAGAGTTTCAAAAAGCATGTTTTGCTAAAAACATATTAGTTAGTTTTTCTTTAATGAAATCTTCCTTAGTGACTCAAGGGAGAAACTTATGTGTAGCTAATTTCTTACAAGAAAACATCTATTCTCATTTTTTATTTATTGATTCCGATATTGATTTTGAACCAGATACTATTTTTAGAATGTTGGAAAAAGATAAAGATGTCATTGCATGTCCTTATCCATTAAAGACTGTTTCCTGGGATAAAATTCATAGAAGAATGAAAGAAGGAAATGTAGAGGATCCACAAGATATGGCTAAAGATGGTAATATGTTCCCTGTTAAAATAGGAGATCTTACTAAAGATATTCAAGTAACAAATGGAGTGATGGAAGTATCTCATGCCCCTACTGGATGTATGTTAATTAAAGCAGAAGTATTTGATAAAATGATGAAAGCATATCCAGATTTAAAAATTAATCAAAAGACTATTTTAAATGGTAAGGAACAAGACCATGAATATATGTATAATTTCTTTGATACGATGCATGACAAAGAAAGTAAAAAATGGTATGGAGAAGACTTTGCTTTCTGTCAACGATGGACAGCAATAGGTGGAAAATGCCATATTTATATTATGGATTATATTACACACATTGGAGAGTATCCTTACATTGGTCGTTTTTATGATGAATTATTACATACTAAAAAGATTGACCAAGAAGAAAAAAACAAGTAAAGTATACTATTTCAGGACTATCGCGCCTGCCTTATTGTTAACAATTTACAAGGATTATGATATCAAGATCACAGATGAATAGACAATTATATCAATTTGGAACAGAGCCAGAATCTACAAGTGGAATAGGTAGTTTACAACGTCAATTTGTAACAGGGCCAAATTCTGCTGAACAATTATATGAAATGAATAGGGCTAGACAAGAAGCTAGAAGAGCTCTAGAAAAACTTCGTACTGATCCTGTTTCAATAATAAGAGATTTATATAATACAGATGTTAAAAGTTATCGTAGGGTTTTAGGAAAACTTAGTGAGTTTGATCCTAGACAAGCTGGACAAATACAACAAGCTGTTGAAGAATCACAAGATGTTCCAGAATACTATGATCCAAGATTACAAATTTTAGACCCAGAACAAATGCAAGAAGAAATGGAAAATCCTTCTATGCCAATCAGAGATATGAGAATGGGTGGTGGTATCATGTCACTTAGACAACCTTATGGTTTTGGAAGTTTTGTTAAATCTATAGCTAAAGGAGTCACAGGAGCTGTTAAAGGAGCTGTAAACGCAGTTAAAAAAGTAGCAGATCCAGTTGCACAAGTATTATCTATTGTACCTAATCCTTATCAACCTTATGCACAAATGTATACTGCAGCTAGAGGAGCTGGAATTGGTGGAGATAATTATGGAGGACTACAAATAGGTGGTTTTACTCCGGGAGCTTATGGTGGAACATATGGAATTAATCCATTCCAAAGTCCTTTTAAAATACCAGGATCAGGTAGTGCAGAACAAGGAGGAATATTTGGTGGTTTTGGAACACCGTCTTCTAAAGGAGGAATATTTAGTTTAGGAAATATGTTTAGCCCTGATGGAGGAGTAGATACAGCAAATGAAGTGTATAAACAAATTAGTACTTCTGATTCAGATAATGAAAAAGGTATTTGGGATAAAATTTTAACTGGAGGCAAAGACATTTTAGGAGGTGTTTTAGATAGTGTAACCGAACAAATATCAAAAGATCCATTAGGAGCATTAGAAAAATTAGTTAAAATAGGAGGAAGTGCTTATTTTGGTTATACAGCAAAAAAAGATCAAGAGAGAATCAATCGATTAAAACAAGAAGCTTATGACCGATACATGGCAGGAGTTGCTGCTAAACGAGGTGAATACTTTGGAAAAACCCCTGTACAAGGTATAGAAGTCACAGGAGTTCCTACGCAAGCTAGTGATGTAGTAAGAGCACCAGCAGCTTATGGTGGAAGAATGAATTATGCTTTAGGTTCCGTAGATGAAGGAATTATGGCTGCCCCACAAATAGCTAATATGATGGGTATGCCAGTAGGAAATCCTAGACAAAATCAACAAGGAGTAGCTGAATTAGATTATAGAGATCAAGGTGGATTTGTTCCACCAATTGGTATAAAAGAAAAAGCAGATGATATTCCTGCAATGTTATCTAACAATGAGTTTGTATTTACGGCGAAAGCTGTTGAAAATGCAGATCCATCAGGAAATAGAGATCCAGAAGAAGGAGCTAAAGTTATGTATAGAACAATGAAAATGCTTGAAAACGGAGGAATGGTTTAATGGCTTATCAAGTTAGTACAGCTCCTACTTTTTTAGAACCTTTTGGTGAAAAATTATCTGATCTAACAATTGCAGAACTACAAAAACCAATAGATATCTCTAAAATATCACCTCAAGTTGCTCAACTTAGTCCTTTATTACAAGCAGCACAACAAAGAACTGCTACACAAGCGGGTCTTGGTACATTACAATTTTCTCCGACAGGGCAACTTACTGGAGTTGGAGCAGGAACAGGGATTGCAGCTTATCAACCTTATTTACAAGCAGCAGAACAACAATTACAAAAAGCACAAGGTATTGCTGGACCCACAGGTTATCAAGCTTATATGTCGCCTTATCAACAAGAAGTTATTAATGCGACTCAAAAATTATTAGCAGAACAACGAGCTAAAGGTTTAACAGAATTACAAGGAAGTCAAGTTGCTCAAGGAGCTTTTGGACAAGGAAGAGGTGCAATAGCAGAAGCTGAGTATTTAAGAGGAAAAGATATTTCAGATGCAGGAATATTAGCAGGTATTAGACAACAAGGATTAACCGAAGCGCAAAGATTACAACAACAAGACATTGCAAATCAATTAGGTTTTGGAACATCTCAATTAGGATTAGGTACACAACAGCAACAATATGAATCAGGAATCACTTCTCAATTAGGAGGAGCAGGAGCAGGAGCTCAAACTTATTCTCAATCTGTATTGGATGCTTTACAACAAGGAAACCTTCTGGCACAAAATTATCCATTACAAAAAATTGGAACAGGAGCTAATATATTTGGAGCTATTGCTAGTGGTACACCTCAAACTCCACTTCCTCCAATTTCTACTAGTCCAGCTTTAACAGGAGCTCAAACACTTGCAAGTATTTATGGGGCATTAACACCTTCTAGAGGCCAAGCTGCTTATGGTGGTTTAATGTCTTTAGTAGGGAGATAATCATGCCTAACATATTGAAAAGACCTATGTTTAGAAAAGGAGGTTCCACATCATATGGAACCGGTATTACTGCTAATCTAGAACCTAGAACTAATTATGAAGGAGGTGGAGGTACAGGTTATGAAGATATTATTAATAGACAATATCAAAGTATGTTACCTAGTCAGGGAGATTTAGTGTCTAATTTCATTACAGGTTTTGGTGCAAGCGCGCCGCAAGATCCAATGCAATTACAAACGTGGGGATCTGCCTTTGGTTCAGCAGGTAGAACTGCTGCAGCATTAAGAGCAAAACAAGAAGCACCTGCTATCGAATATAGAAAACAAGCAGGAGTTCAGGCAATTAAAAATTTAACAGCTCCTGAAAAAGATGAATTAATGAGACGTGCACAACAATTGGCACAAATACGTAACATACCATTAGTAGAAGCTCAAAAAATAGTGTTTAACAGATGGTTACAAGGAACGCCTTCTAAAGCTATTACAAAACAAACTATATTTATGGATGAATTAGCTAAACTTCAAAAAAATCCTCTTACAAAAATTTTACCAGCGGATGAACAAATTAACATCGCTAAAACAATGACTGAAGTATTACAAGGAAATGCTCCAAATTCTGCAGTAGCACCATATAATATTAACAATTTAGATAAGAAAAAATTAACTGAATTTACAATAGGTAAAAATTATATAAATCCAGCAGATGGTTTCATTTACAATTTGCAAAACGACGGTAAATTTAAAAAGATTTGGCCGTCTAATTAAGGAGGCCATATGGCAGAACAAGAAAGACCAATCCCAGAAATAGAAGATGTAAATCTTGAAGAGTTTTTAACAGACATTGATAAAGATCAAGCTGCAGAAGAATTAAAACCTAAACCAGGGATTATAGAAATTCCAGAAAGAAAAGGACAAGATACTCCCATCATGGATGTATTGTTTGGACCTAAAGGTGTGGAACTAGCAGGAGATAGTTTTTTAACAACCGGGAAAGCAGCAAGAAGAATCGCGGAGCGAGTAGCGGGTGTCAAGGAAGAAGACTTAACACCATTAGGTGATGTGGATCCTTTTACTGGATTTGTAGGTGGAGTAGTAAATGGAACAATTTTAATTCCCTATAGTTTTGTTAACATTGCGGCTGAAATTACAGATGCATTAAATAAAGATGGTATACCTGTAGATCAAGGTAAAGTAGCTCAATTAGAAAAATATTTTAGTAATACTGTATTAGGTAAAATACAACAAGGATCAGAAGATATAGTAAAAGAATCTGCTGTTGGAAAATTAACTTCTGCATTAGTTGAATTATATGGATTAGGAAGAATGGGTGCAGCGGCAGTAGTTAAAGTAGGCGATAAAGCATTAGAGATATATAATAAATTTTCAAAAGCAGCTAAAGCAAATAAAGTTGCAACAGGTGGATCCAGAGCAGCACAAGCTGGTAAGAAAGCAGAAGAGTTAAATAAATTAACGGGTAAGAAAAAATTTGCAGCAGTTACTATTGGTGGTGCAGGTGGAGCTTCATTGGTTGCTGATATAGAAGATATTGGTACATGGGGTGATTGGTTAGGTGGACCTACTGAATTAGATAGAGAAACAAGAGAAACAGCCGACGATGATGCATTAAGAAAATTATATAACAGATTTAGATTTGGTGCAGAAGGAGCCGCGGTATCGGTTCCTATTGCTTATGGAACTAATTTAATTGCTAAACGAATAGCAGAAGCAGGTAGAAAATTAAAATATAGTGATGATTTAACAGATCAATGGATAGCAAAGTGGATTCAAGAACCATTTCTTCCGG